TCATATATTATGAGAAGGCAGCTACTAGATAAAAGCAGCCACTCCTCTCATAAAATTATTTTGATAGTCTCCTAAGTACTCAACTAAGGAGACTATTTTTTTTGTCTCAGAATAATCAGGGTTCCATGTGTCAAAAGCTTTTTCTAATAGCTTTGGATCAGGTGGCTTAGTAGCCTCAAGAATAATCTCTCCATCTCTATTTAAGTGAACAGATAAATTAAACAGAATTGCATTTGTATTACTCATTTTCTACCTTGACCACGATACTTCTTGAAACTACGGCGTTTGGATTTGTTTGTAGGCCGTGAGTTTGTAGACGAACCAATGCTGGTTCTCATGTGAGGCTGCAAAGTGGAGCGATCTATTTGTGATGCTTTCTTAGCCATTCTCAATATCTCCAATCTTAATTGTATAAGTATTTAGCTTGAATACAAAATTACCAGATGCAGACAAAGATCCTGCATGGTTTAGCTTTGCCCTCTTCATAAACTCTTTTTTCTTTATCTTACCAAGATACCAGCCTTTAGATAGGTCTGATAGAACACGAGCAAATGCATAGTAGTCGCATTCTTGCTTTGTGCTATGCTCATTAAGATTACACTCGTAATATTCTCTTGGTATAGAGTTTACCGCTTGTGTCTTCACATCTACCGTAGATCCATCATCAAGAGTTAGATCATAATTGTATGTGTTACTTTGGGTAGCAGTAAGAATATCTCGCACCGCTATCTCGCCCACAAAGCCTGAGAGATTGCCTTTACCCTGCAATAGGGAACCCCGCAAGGCTCCCATCTCCTTGGCCTTCTCTTGGGCCTCAGAGAGCATTCTAGGGCTAATCTCAAAGCTCTGAATCATCACTCTGTCTCAATTTAAAATCTATCTCTTTTATAATTGCACTTGTGGTTGATGGAAATAGCCCTGGCACTATAGCGTGTATAATAGCAAATGCCATTGCAAATAATAGATAGGGAACTAAACTAATTGCAAAATAAAAATGTTGCCAATAAGACATCTTTACTTCGTTCAAGTGTTCTTTAGTTCGCCCAAACATCTGACCAATCTCCATTTAGCGCACCTTTTGCATAATCCGTAGCCCTGTTCTCAAAGAAGTTTGTATGAGTAGGAGCATTGATCATAGTTTCTACCCACGGTAAAGGATTGGTCTTCACTTTGTATATTCCTTTCATACCCATAGATATTAGCCTACGATCTGCTATGTATCGAATGTAGTTCTTAACTTCATCAGGTGATAATCCTTCCACTGCACCCATCTTAAACGCCAGATCAACAAATTTGTCTTCAAGATCAACCATCTTTTCTGCAGTGCTATATATTTCTGATTTGGTTTTATCATTCCATATCTCTATATTTTCTTCTACATAAGTTCTAAACAGTTTAATCATGCCCTCTGCATGTTGTGTTTCATCTACGATAGACCATGTAACTATTTGTCCCATACCCTTCATCTTACCATGTCTAGGAAAATTAAGCAACATAATAAAACTACTGAACAATGCCAAGCCCTCAGTAAAAGCAGAGATAGCTGCAATCTGTAGAGGTATTGGTAGCTTACCTGATGTTACATTTGCCTTAAAAAACTCATGCTTATCTCGCATAGCTTCATACTCATTGAACTCATTGTACGTGCTTTCAGGCATACCAAGAGACTCAATGAGATGGGAATATGCAGCTACGTGCAAAGCTTCACGAGCAGCAAAACCTGACAACATCATTCGTACTTCAGGTTGTGGAAAGTGTGGCAGATAGTTGTTCACATACCCACCAGAGACATCAAGATCAGACTGTGTAAAAAATCTAAATATGTTGGTTAAAAAATATTTTTCTTCTGTAGTTAGTTTGTTCTTCCAATCTTTAACGTCTTCAAGCATTGGTACTTCTGTGTGCAACCAATGACTTTGTTCATGTTTTAACCATGCGTCATACGCCCATGGATAGTGAAATGGTTTGAAATACTCTCTTTCATTTTGTAGTTTTAAGTTACTCATGCTCTCCCCCTTTTGCTCTTCCTAAACCACCTGTAAATATTTCTGGTTTATCTTTTGCTAACTTAAAAGTTATAGCAGTTATAAATAGACCTGATATTAGTAATATATGTGCTATCGCAGATATACCAAACACAACAAAAGATCCAACATAAATACTAAATATAATACACCACATCCATGCTAGAACCTGCATTATCATATGTCTAACTGACATGCTTGGTATATTACTCAATGGGTTATATCTATTGTCCATTATAGATGCCCAACAACTCCCTATATACTTAATCACGTATCAATTCCTTTTTCTTGCTCTATCTTTTGAAATTCTTTAGATTCTTCTTTAGTTATGCAAAAAAACTCACTTACTTCTGCACCCTCTATGTGACTATAAGCTTTCTTACCAAACAATACTAAATCGTTAATATTTTCTGTAATGTAGTCAAAACACTCTATTTGAGTTTCAAACGATAATTCTTTATCGTGCTCGTGACTAACGATAAATGTATTACCACCTAAATAGTCTTCAAAGTTTGGAAAGAACATAACAATAATAATTATAAATTTAGCCATAACTTTTACCCTTCACAAGCAAGACACTCATCACCAGAGGCTAAAGACTCCATGTCTAATTCGTTTATGATCTGGCGTTCTATCTTGCGACTAACTTTATCAGCTTTGCCAATTTTTTCTGATCTACAATAATACATAGTTTTTAGACCTTTCTTCCATGCCATGAAATGCACAGCATGAAGATACTTTATATCTACGTCTGGTCTAAAGAAAACGTTCAAAGATTGTGATTGATCTATGTATTGTTGTCTATCCGCTGCATGTTCAATCACCCATCTTTGGTCAATCTCCATTGCAGTTTTGAATACTTCTTTTTCTTCATGTGACAAGCATCTAAGATGTTGCACAGAACCATCATTGGCTATGATGCTAGACCATATACGGTCATAGTTTAACTTTCTGTCTTTCTTGCATTTATCTTTGATTAGCTTATCAAGAAATTTATTCTTATTTAGAAAGGAACCACTAAGCGTATCTTGGCGGTAGGCATTGGCTCTCCAAGGTTCAATTGAAGGTGATGTGTTTCCCATAATAATTGAACTTGAAGCATTGGGTGCAATTGCCATAACGTGACTGCAACGTAGTCCTGTCCCTGTTGCATCAGGTGCTTCTCCTCTAAGTAAGGCCAAGTTTCTGTTTGCATGATCAAGTTCTGTTCGTATGTGTTTAAACATTCGCATGTTAATTGATTTAGCCACCGCTGACTCAAATGGAATGTTTCTGTTTTGTAAGTATGCGTGGAATCCCAACGCTCCCACGCCCACTGATCTTTCGCGTATAGCGGAGTACTTAGCACGACTAATACTATCAGGAGCTTCATTAATAAACTTTTGCAGAACATTATCTAACATCTCCAACATGTCTATAAGAAAACTTTTATCTTTAGACCACTCATCAAAGTATTCTAAATTAACAGAAGATAAGCAACAAACTGCTGTTCTATCTGCATCAGTTGGTAATATTATTTCAGAACACAGATTAGATTGATGCACCTTTAGCCCACGCTGCTTTAACCATGGTGGTAGAGCATCGTTTGATCTGTCTATATAATGAATATAAGGCTCACCTGTTTGCATACGCATTTCAAGAATACGTTGCCATAGTTCTTTTGCAGAAACTATGTCACAAACTTTGTTGCTATGAGGATCTTTTAGCTCCCATGTATCATCTGCATGAGGGTTAGTCATACAGTTTTCTATTAACTGCATAAACTCATCTGTTATGTTAATTCCATGATGCAAGTTAAGACATCTAAAGTTCTGATCGCCAGTAGGCTTTCTCATCTCAAGAAATAAAAGAATATCAGGATGGCTAACATCAAGATAAGCAGCGTAACTACCCCTACGAGTTCTACCTTGTCTGTAGGCAAGACTCGATGCATCATACATCTTGAGATGGGGCATAACGCCTGTAGACTTATCGTCACTAGACCTAATACCAAAACCAACCCCAACACCACCGCCCAACATACTGAGCCAATTAGTTTCACTAAGATTATCAACTAACCCCTCTGCACTATCATGGATATAATTAAGATAACAACTAATGGGAAGGCCACGCCTAGAACGCCCATATGATAATATAGGAGTAGAATAAGATAACCAGTGTTTTGAAGAATATTCATAAAGTCGTTGAGCATGTTCCTGATTAGTGCTAAAACATTTTGAAACATATATAAACCTCTCTTGTGGAGATATCTCATTGTCCATCATGTAGGACTCTTTTAATCTTACCTTGCCTAACTCATCAAAAAGATCATCTCTTTCGGGGCTAATAGCGATATCATTATAAATCATTTTTTCCCTCATAATAGAAATGTAGAATCATATTTGCATAATGAATTACCTTTTCTATGTCTTCTTTTCCCTGACCCTTTTTTCTATGGCGAGTTGTGTACTTTATAATATTACCTTCAAGAAAGTCTAGGCCATTTTTAACTATATACTCTACGGGTTGTATCTCACAGTTTTTGTAATGAGTGCCTCCGATTTGTTCCTCTAATGCAGATTCTTTCATTTTTCTAAGGATGTAATTATCTCTGTCTTCTCTCAATTAGCCCCCCTAGTGCTTACTACCAAAGTTTACTTT